ACTCCATACATCTATCCAACAGATAAAGATGAAAACTATAAATTGGCAAAGAAATTTGCGCGTATTTACTTAGCACCTTATTTAAGTGCCCCTGTAACTATGCCTGGTGAAGCCCTACAATTTAACAGTGCATCTTCGGCTGGTATAATAGGAAAGAAGACAGGATATCCTAAAACTAGTGCTTACCTAAATAGTGAGCCATTTAAGAAATATGCACCTAGATGCAACTTAATACCTCTTCAGTTAGTTAATCACAAAGATGAGTTCTTATCAATACTTGATGATTTATCCCGTAATAAGGTTAGATTAGTTGATTGCGTTGACAAGACATTTTTGTTAAAACAAAAACTGCTTTATGATAACCAAAACAAAAATTTTTCAAAGAATTGGCGTTCTGGTAAAGTTAAATATGGTATGGTTAAACAATATGGTGGTTTTAATGAATTAGTAACTTTATTTGAAAAGTGCATTAGATTGGGCCTTTCAGATAACAGTGGTTATGATAAATCTGCAATTCTACAGGATGTTTATGAACTTAGAAATGAGTTTTTAATACTACCAAAAGATGCTGATATGCATGATTTTTTTCATTAAAATACAGGAACATGTTACTAAATGGACACTTAATCCAGTCAGGGTTCTTTCCAATGGGGACATCGTCCTTCAAGATAAATCTAATTCAAGTGGACAAAACAATACAACAATAGATAATTGCATTTTACATATAATCATCTGTTTTGACTTGGTTATAACACTTTTCTTTTTCAAATTTCATAGAATGCCAGAATGGTCTGAATTTTTGCCTCTTTTTGAGCTTGCAATTTATTCTGATGACAAAGTTTTGGGTCTTAATGAAGGATTTGAGATTGATGATGAAGATTATATTCGCATTGAAAGAGAAGTCTATGCTAAATATGGTATGACAATTAAAGTCAGTGCTTCAAAAACTTTTACCCATAAGAAAAATACTCGTTTCCTTGGAGATGATGTTATTGAATTCCTTGGTAGTGAAGGTGTTTGGAGTGAAGAAAACGATTGTTATTTGCCTAAACCCCGTTCAGGGAAATTGTGTACAACTCTTAGTAAAAAGTTAGTTTTAGATAAAAATAATCTAACTCCAGTTGAGCAATTTTCAAAACTTATAATGATCCGATCACTCTTAATCGAAGTCGGGCCAAATTTGCTTGATGCTGTTAATAAATTTATTTTATTCACAGTTGATAGCTATCCACAACATTTAACTGAATTTTATGGATTGATGGAGGTCTTTAATCTCAATGACGGAAACGTTAGTGACCCCAATGCATTCATGTATTTAATAACTGGTAATGAGTCCAGTTTACAGTTATCTACTCCTAAAACTCTCAATATAAAACAATTCGCGAACCCCAATAGTTTACATTTTTTTATGTTGGGGGATTTGGATGGATGGCTGGATTTAATTGTTTTATATATGGAATCAATCTCAAAAGCTGAAAAGAAAATCAAATTATTATCCGAAAAAGTCGGTGCCTCTGAAGTGGGAACTCTTTGGATCAAAGAGACTTTAGATCCTTTTTCTGACACTCCTAGAAGACCTGTTGGATTTCCTGATTTAATTACTGGGAATTCTATAGTTCAAGTTGTGAAACAGACTAAGACTATTTCTATTGGTGCGACTGCTTCAGATGTTCATATCTTTCAAGATACTATTGATACTAGCTTACTTATGTACCAAAATGATTTTTACAACACTGCGTCACCTTCAATGAATGGAAGAGCCTTTTATGGCACTGCTATCGGGGGAGTTGGTGGTCATTTAAGGGGTGGTCTTGTTGTTAGACAAGGTAATGTTGGGAGTGTTATTAATGCAGCTAATACTGTAACTAATATTCCTCTTCCCGCATCTTATACCTCAAATGGAACAACCAGAGTTTTAGGAAAAGCATTTGAAGTTCATAATACTACAAACAAACTTAATGTTGGTGGTGCTGTCACTGTTTACAGAGACTGCGGTTCTGCTAACGCTAATGACAATTTGACTGTTCAGGCATTTTCTGCCGGATCTGAAACAATTTCTATTGGTTACACAAGAAGAGATTTGCCTAGGGTTCCTGAATCACTTGCTGAAGTCACTAACATTCCTGGTTCCCAGCAATGGGAGGCTAAAGATGGTTGTTATTGCGTTAGTACTATGAGTTCCCAAACTAACAACCCAACTGATGAAGCCTCGGAAGCTGTCTTGGCTGTTTACGATTCCAGTTTAGCCGCTGGTAAATTGTACGCAAATGTTGTTGCGAACGCTACTGCAGGAAAGGTCCCTTGGATCCCTACAACTGGTACAACCATTCTCGCAAGTCCATACTTTCTTAATGGCGCATTTTTCACAGGTTTGCCTGCTGGAACTGAATTAACTATTAATTGTATTTGGATCATTGAGAGATTTGTAGATGCTAATAATTTAGACTTGATTGTCATGGGGAGTCCTTCTCCATATTATGACCCTGTTGCAATGGAAATTTATTCAAAAACTGCTAGCAGATTACCTCACGGTGTAAAAGTCGGAGATAATGCTGATGGTGATTGGATTAAAAATATTGCCGATTTTCTTTCTAACTTTGGTGTGCCCGGCATGCCTTTGGTGAAAGGCGCTGTTGATCTTTGGAATGGATTCCAAGGAGGTAACTTAAAACCCAATAATTCAAAAGCCGAGCAGGCTAGAGTGAGAAATCTTGAAGCGAAAGTTTCAAATATGGAACGCTCTTTTGTTGGTAGTCCGAGTAAATCCCTTGTAGTTCAACAAAACAAAATGGCCAAATCTGCTCCTAAGAAGAAGGTTGGTGCTTCACAGCTTCCAACAAAGAAACAAAGAAGAGCAATGGCTATTGCGGCTGCTAATCTACCGCCTCCAATGAATGCGAGGAAATAAAAATTTTTAACTTGTCCTAGTCAATGACTTTAAACTTATGACCATAGAGTGAAAAAGATGTTTGAAAATAACATTTTGATTATTGATTGTACCTGCCTTAAATGTGCACCCGGAGCTGATTAGCGTCAGTAGGACCGGTATAGCCGTATTAATTTTAATTATGTTTCAATTTTATTTTGTTGTTTAAAATGCAGCGTGTCAATTTAGTGATTGAATTAGCAAACGCTGGGTTGCGTCACCATCAACAAAGGAAATCCC